CGATCATGCCGCGCGCGGCGTTCGCAGCGGCATGGGCTGCAATCAAGTCGGGTTGAAAAAACCCAACATGCCTAGACACGGTCGAAACGGCAGCGGCTTGACGTTGTCAAGCACGAGCCCACAGGGGCCGACAAACCAGGGCGATTTGGAATGAGAAACGATGTTAACCACGTCGGCCTTCCCGACGATCCCGCCGCACTGCAGGGCGTCGTCATCTGGAATGACGATTCCGAATTCGCGGTATACCCGTTGCCGGATGTCTTGGCGTTCGGTGCGAGTGGAATAGAGACTGCGCCCGGTGTGGATGAGGAACGTCCCGCGGAACGATAGACCTGGATTGCGGGGCGACCAGTCGCGATTCTCGATATCCTTCCCGCCGTTGAGAATGAGCCAAGCCCAGGGTTGACGGATGCTCAGAGCTTTCATTGTGCGATCTCCTTGTGTTTGTCGTGCTGCGAACACTGTGCTAATCGTCCGTGTCTCTGCCCTTTTGGGTTTGATCTCCTTGGGGGGCGGAGACATGGGGTGCACCCTGCGAAGGTGCACCCCGCCACTGCGTTTTCAGTAGTGATGGCGAGAGCCGACATAATTAAAGTCATTCAAAGTTTGATCGGTGTTGTAATCGATCACATGCGCGTCTTGTTGCGGGAGTGCAGTTGCTACGAACGCCTTGTGCGCCTCGACTAGCCCGACGTTAAGCGGATCGCCGCTTTGACGGTTCGAGTCGTAGGCGCTCTTTGCGGCCACCCATCTATCAAGCATGTCTCGGCCAACAGCGGGAACGCCGACGCCGTAAATCTCGCGCCACGCCGTTGCCTCTGCGCCGCTGGAGTATTCGGTGAGGCCGCTCCACTTTACGTGATCGTTCTCGTCCAGGTACATCGCTCCGCCCAACTTGCAGTAGGTCGATGCCTTGGGCTTGTTCCAGACTTCGCCGGGGCGCTTGGGGTTAGTCGTCTGCGACAGAAAGCGGAACCCGCGCTTGGGGTGGAATTCAAGCCAGTAGCGAATCTTGCAGCGCAGACGAAACCCATAAGGGTAATCGTCGACGACATAGGCGGTTTCGAGTGAGGTATGGTCGCAAAGTAAGGTCTTCATGGTCTGATCTCCTTTTGATGATCGTGCTGCGAACACGAGGGGGCACGGGGCACCCCGATAGAACGCCCGCATGGGGCGCCCCGTCGGGAGGCCGTTAGCCGACGACAAATCCATTGTGATCGGCCTTTGCCTTGCCCTTGGCATAGAGCGCGACAACGCAATGGCGCGGGTCTAGGTGGCGGATGTCGGTGTCGTCGCCGTCTACCACGGGGAGTCCCAAGACCATGTTGCCGGCGTTAATGATTGCCTCGACAATTGCGCGATTGCGGAACACCGTCGCAATGCGCATACCGTTGGCCTTGGCGATTGCGACATAGGGCAGGAACGCTGGGGCGCCGCTGTAGCTAAACGTGAGATCATAGTTCGCGGGGACGTTCTTGCGGTTCGCAAGCTTCGTGTAGTCATAGAATTGGACGTTGGGGAACGCTTGCATGATCCCGTCATTTTCCCAACGGCGATCAGAGGTGCCGTTGAGGCGGACTAGCAGGGTGAAGCCCTCCCGCTTCGCCCGTGCCTCAAACAGCGCAACCTCGTGCTTGATCATGGCCACGGCTTCGGCTTCGTATTGTTGCAGGAACAGCGTCTTGCGAAGGCGCGAGACTTGATTGATGGTCATGGCGCCGCGGCCGGTGAGATTGAGGCACGGGTCCTTGCACAACGCCAAAGCGTGCATCGCGCACATGTTGATGCCGCTCAAGTCGGCCGGGGCGAGGTAGAGGATCGCGGTACGAAAACCGTATTTGTTCCCTTTGATACCCTTGGTCGAACCATCCAAGCGCATCATCTCATCGGGGAACCGCGTGAACAGTTGCCGAAGCTTTGGGGTGCTTTCGATTAGTTTGCGAGTGTCGGCAGGGACGCGCGACAAATCATAGATAAGAGGACGACGAGTCATGTTGATCTCCTTGTGTGATCACGCTGCGAACGTGAAGGGCGGCGCCCTGTTGGACGGCTTTTTATGAGCCGCCCCGTCAGGAAGTCGCATTAGGTGAATTGTTGCGGTCGCGATTTGCTCGCCTTTGCCTTTGCCTTGTTGACCATCGCGACCATTCGTTGAAGATCCTTCTGTCTTTGTGCGGCAGTCTGATTATCATTTCGAGTCGCGTCCTGAGTGGCAAATCGATTGAAGTTTCTTTGTTGTTTGCTGTGGTTGGCCATTTGCGTTATTCCCCCGTTGTTTTGTTCAGTTCGTTTCTGACAGTTCGGATAATAGGAGATCGATCCTAGACCGTCAAAGGATATCCCAATAAGTCTAAAAAATGGTTCAGGCGATTAGCTTCCCCATGAGACGACTTTAATCTCCGTATCAAAGGGGACTTTGGTCCCCGTCAAAAAGGAAACGAAAAATAGATGACTACGCGATTCAAGCCAACGGACGAACACCGACAACAGGTCGATGCGATGGCGGCCTATGGCGTGCCGGAGACCGCTATCGCGCGCGTTCTCGGCATCAGCCCCATGACGTTGCGCAAATACTTCAAGGAGGAACTCGCCACGGCGCACGTCAAGGCGAACTCGGCGGTAGCGCAGTCGCTCTACCGAAAGGCCATCGGCGATGGTCCGCAATCCGTCACCGCGGCAATCTTCTGGTGTAAGACACGCATGGGCTGGCGCGAACGAGATTACATCCCCGATCCGTCGTTGGCGCCCAAACTCGGGAAAAAGGAACAGGCTTTGATCGACGCGCGCGAGCCCGATCCTGGGACGAGTCTCGGCGAACTGATGGCGCGCCGGCAACATGAGGCGCTCAACTGATGATGTGGGATCTGTCCTGTCCGGACTGGGCAGACCGCATTCGGGCTGGCCGCTCGCTGATCCCCGATCTCCCGCTGATCGAACCCGAGGCAAGATTGGGGTTGCAATTCTTCGACGAGTTACAGTTACCGGACGTGCCCGGCCTGCCAAAGATGCGCACGGGTGCGGGGCCGTGGTTTCGCGATCTCGTGCGCGTTGCGTTCGGCTCATGGGACCCGGCAGCGGAGCTTAGATACATTCGCGATATTTTCGCGATGCTGCCGAAGGGGCAGAGCAAGACGACATATTCTGCCGGTCTGCTGCTCGTTGGCCTGTTGATGAATAAGCGCCCGCGAGCCGAGGCGCTGTTTGTGGCTCCGACACAGGCGATCGCCGACAACGCCTACAATCAGGCCGTCGGCATGATCGAGGCATCCTACGATCTCAGGCGAAGATTTCGCGCGCGCGATCACGTCAAGACCATCGAGGATTTGGCCAATCATAGTGAACTCAAGGTCAAGACATTCGACGTCAACATTCTGAGCGGGACGATTCTGATTTTTGCGCTGCTAGATGAATTGCATTTGTTGGGCCGCAATCCGCACACACAAAAAGTGTTGCGCCAGATACGCGGTGGACTGCAGAAGACGCCAGAAGGATTGTTGATCATCACGACAACGCAAAGTGACGACATACCGGCGGGCGCTTTTCGCGAAGAGCTGGTGATGGCGCGCGGCGTTCGCGACGGAAACTACAAGGGGCAGTTGATTAGACCGATGTTGCCGATCATCTACGAGTTCCCGGACGAGATTGCAAAAGAACAGGCGCTTTGGGAAAACTCTGAAAACTGGCCGTTGGTCATGCCCAATCTTGGCCGCTCGGTCCAGCTTGCCAGCTTGGTTCAGGATTGGGAGGCCGAGAAGACGAAGGGCTACCAAGCCACTCGGATTTGGGCCTCGCAACATCTCAACATCGAGATGGGCGTCGGTCTGATGACGGATGGATGGCCTGGCGCGGCGTTCTGGGCCGATGCCGAGGATGAGAGCATTACGATAGACGCGATGCTGGCGCGGTGCGAGGTGATCGTTGTGGGTGCCGATGGCGGCGGTCTCGACGATCTGTTCGGCTTTGCGCTCATCGGCCGCGATAGCGAAACCAAGGAGTGGTTGTCGTGGTCGCATGCGTGGTGCCATCGCTCGGTGCTCGAGCGGCGCAAGAGCATCGCGGCGCGCCTGGAAGATTTCGCCAAGGCTGGCGAGCTCACCATCATCGATGAGAGACACGACGACATCGACGAGATGACGGCGATTATCAAGCGGGTGAACGAGCTAGGGTTGTTGGCCTGCGTCGCGCTCGATCCCGAGGGCCCGTATGGCGAACTGGTCGACGCGCTCGCCGAGATCGGGGTCACCGAGCAGGCCAATCAGATCGTCGGCGTGCCGCAAGGCTACAAGCTCATGAACGCGTGCAAGTCGAGCGAGCGCAAGCTGGCCAATGGCACATTCTGGCATTCGA